AGGACAGGCTTTATATAAACAAAGAATGGATGAAGGATTTGTTCCTTATGAAGGACAAACTCTTGCTGATGTTACTGCTGACCAATTAGCTGTTCAAGAAGGTTTAAGAGGTCTTGTAGGTTCTCAAGCTGCAGGAATACAAGAAGCACAAGAATTAGCAAGAGGACAAACACAACAGGCCACTGCTGAAGCATTACAACCTTTTATGAATCCATATCAACAAGCTGTTACTGATATTGCTAAAAGAAAAGCACAAGAACAATTTGAACAAACAACATTACCTGGTCTTAGAAAACAAGCAATAGATGCTGGTGCATTTGGTGGTTCTAGAGCTGCTATGAGAGAGTCACAGGCACAAGATGCACAGGCAAGACTATTAGCTGACATACAGGCCAAAGGTGATTTAGCTGCATTTCAAGATGCAAGAAAAGCATTTGAAGACCAAAAGACTAGAGAGAGATTTGCTGCTGAAGGTCTTGAAGGTCTAACAGGTAGAGAGTTTCAAGCTAGAAAAGAAGAGTTAGCTGGATTACAAGCTATTGGTTCTGAAGAACAACAAAGACAACAACAATTACTAGATGAATCTTATCAAAGATTTTTACAAGAAAGAGCTTTTCCAGAGCAACAACTTGGACAGTATCAAGGTTTTGTTCAAGGTGCTTCACCATTCTTAGGCACAACTTCAAGAACTATGGGAGCACAAACATTTCAAGATAGTCCAGTAGAAAAAGCATTAGGTTTAGCTGGTACTACTTTTGGTACTGTTAAAAAAGGTTTAGATTTATTTTCTAAAGAAGGTGGTAAAGTAGAAGATGGTAAACCTGGTGGTGGTACTGGTAGTGAACCTGGTGGTTTAAGAAGTATTATGATAAAGATAATACGAGCACAACGTGGTAAAGGTGGAGACCCAAGAAGTAGAAGGTCTGAAGAAATAAGAACTAGAAAGCAGCAAGAAGATGTAACAAGAATGTTAGAAGATATGGATATGAAAGCTGGTGGTCTTATTGATTTACCTGTAGTGCAAAGAGAAGAAGGACAACAAGTTTTAAATTTAAGAAAACCATATGATGACCCAGAGTTTGTAAGTCAAGGTGAACGTATAGCAGAAAAGATACAAAACTTACCAGGAGCTATAAAAGATTTTTTAGGTAGTATTCTTGGGCCAACTGAAAGACAACAAGAACAAAGAGAAGAGTTAGACCAATATGTTGTTGAAGCACCAGGAAGAAGAAATGTTATTAAAAGTGAAAGAGAGTTTGATAGAAGTGGTGAAGATGATTTAGATACTTTTAAAAGAAAACAAGCAATTAGAGAAGAGCAAAGAAAAGAGTTTGATAAAGGTAAATTTATGTTTCCTTTTGGTGAACAGTTTGGTTTAGCTAATCAAACATTAGATAGTATTCCTAATCAATCAGAAGCTAATCAAACTAATATTGTATCTGGTGGCGAAACTACAGGTGGTGAAACTACAGGTGGTGATACAACAAGTGATGCTCCTGGTGTTGATAAAAAAGGACTACCAAGTATGAGAGAAGCATTGCTAAAAAGACGAGACTTATTATCACAATATTCAAAAGATTTACAAGATAGAAAAAATAAAAGAATTGCAAGTATTGGAGAAAATAAAAAAGCAGCATTAGCACAAGCACAAATTGATTTTTTGATGGGATTTGGTAGAGGTAAACGAGACCCTAATGACCCAAGTGCATTTGCTGGATTAAAGGCAAGAGGTCAAGCAGCTGTTGATGCAACAAAAGATTTTAATGATAAAATTGCTGCATTAAATAAAGAAGAATTAGATGTGTTAGATGCAAACGTACAAGATTCATTTAATATTGCATCTGAAGAATTAAATCTTGCATTTGAAAATAATAAAATAACTAGACAAGAATTTTTAGATTCATTAGAAGAAAGAAAAGTAGCAGCACAAGAAATACTATCAAGTATTGATAGAAATAGAAATTCATATGCACAAGTTATGGAGGTATTAGATGATGTTACATTGGGTCCAGATGAAAGAAAAAATAGATTAGATTTACTTCTTGATAATAAAATTATAACTCGTCAACATTATAATGAAGCATTAGGTAATCCTGACCAGTTTAAAAAACAATCTACAGTTACAAATACTGGTGGTAATAATCAAGGTTTATCTGAAGAAATAACAGTATCAAATCCTAAACAATCTGGAAACTAATGACAGAAAAAATTACTTATGATTCTCTATTAAGAGATGACCAATTTTTAAATGACTCTTACCATGCATTACGTGCACAAGGTATTAATGTTAGTAAAAAAAGAAAGGATATTCTAGATAGAATGTTAACTAACAAAAGATACTTTGATACAAATGTTGCGTCTACTTTTGTTATTGGTGATAATGTAAAAGATATGTCTGATGAGAATAAACAGTCATTTGGCAGAGCTATAGATAAGATAGAACAATTACCAAGTATAGGTAAAGAAGGTTCTGCACCTACCTCTGATTTATTAAAAGATTATTTAGTAGCTGGTGTTACTGACCCTACTAATTTATTATCTATTATCGCTGGTGCTTTTACATTTGGTGCTGGTGGTGCTGCTGTTCAGGCAGGTAAAGAAACAGCAAAAGCTGGTATTAAAAATTTATTAAAAGCAAAAGTAAAGAATACGTTAGGTAGAAAAAAATTAGCAGCTACTGGTAAAACTTTATTAGCTGAAGGTGCTATTGCTGGAGCTGGAGGTATTACACAAAACTTAAAAGCACAAGATGTAGATATGGCATTAGGTAGAAGAGAACAGGGAAAGTTTGATGTTGGTTCTGCTTTAACACAAGGTGCATTAGAAGGTGTTGCTAGTCCAGTTGCAGGTTTTGCATTAGCTGGTATAGGTAAAGCAGGTTTAGAAGGTGTTAAAGGTGTAGGTAGAATAACTGGTAAAGGTTTAGAAAAAACAAAAGTAGGCAAAAATATTTTAAAAAATGCTGAACAAGCTGCTATGTATACTAATAGAATTAAAAACTACATACTGCCTTTTGGAGGAGTAGATGATGTTACTCAAAGAAACTTTGAAGCAGGAAGAGCTATATTTAAAGAAGTAAAAGCAGATACAGAAAGATTAGTTGATGATATTAAATTAGCAGAACAAAGATTTGTTAAAGATGATGGACTAAATATACCTGATGAAATAAGATTAACTGCTGAACAAAAAAGAAATATAATTAATGCTGCAATGGAAGGTGATACTGTAGCATTAAGACAGTTACAAGAAAGAGCTGATAGAGTTCCAGGAGATGTAGGAATATATAAATCTATTACTGACTTTGTTAAATTAAGAAAAAATGTATATAATAAAATTAGTAAATATACAGACCCAGTTAGTGAAAAAGTAGAAACTATTTATAAGATAAAACCTAATGAATATGTTAAAGATGTTTATGAAAGAACTGCAAGAGGTGAAAGAATACCATTTAAGTTATGGAAAAGATATGAAGCTAATGATGACTTAATTAAACAATATCAAGCTATAGCTAGAACAGATGCAGAGGAACAAGTTAAACTTGGTATTAGAAAAGGTAAAATAAATAAAGACACTGGTGTAGTAGAGGAAGTTGGTGAAGTTAATAAAACTTTTTTACCACAGACTGAAGGTAAACTAGATGTTACTAAACAAACTAAATTAATAGATGATTTTGTTGAAAAACAAGTTTATGAATCTTTTTATCCAAAAGCAAAAACAACAAGGTTTGGTGGATTAAAAACTAAAAAAGAAATAAATCCTATATTAAAAAAAATATGGGGTGTTAATACCAGTGCTGCAGTTAGAGCTGCAGAAACTATAGGTGCTATTACAGAACCTGTATCAGAGGTGTTAGTAGCAGACCAAATAGGTAGAAGTTTACTTGGTAGAGGTATAGGAATAAGAGTAAAAGGTGATACAAAAGTAGCTAGAGCAGAAGCTATTAAACAAAGACCTGGTGAAGATATGGTGCCTTTAGTAGGTGGTAAAGAGGCAGAAGATGTTGGTATTAGACTACCAAGAACTGATATATTTAATCCTGAGTTAGGACAAATATTTGTACCTAGAGATGTTGCAGAAAAGATAAGAGTATTAACAGATACTAAACCTGTATTTGGTAATGCCTTTTTAGGAAGTTTATTTTCTGGTGCTAATGGTTATTTAAAAAAAGGTGTTACTGTTTATAATCCATATGGCCATATAAGAAATGCTTTAGGTGTACCACAATATGTGGCTGCTTCTGGTAATGCTAGAGGCATAGGAAAATATGCATACAAATATGTAACAGGTGATAAACAAACAAAAGATAAATTTAAACAGATAGCTGATAGACTTGGTGTTACTGCTACTAATGTGGAGATAGGGCAAATATTAGGAAGATTAGCTGATGCTAGAAAAATAGAAAGTGAAGAAGGACTAAAAGGATTTTTAGGTAGAAGATTTTTAGACTTAGCATCTGGTGGTGTATCTGCTGTAGAGAGAACTAAACTTGGTACAAAAGTATCTAGAAAAGCAGAGAGAACTTATACTGGTACAGATGATGTTGGTAAGTTAATGACACTACTAGGTGAGAGAGATAGAGCAGAATCTATATTTAAAAACTTAACACCAGAACAAAAACAATTAAAAAGAGAACAATTTGCTAGAGACTATGGTCGTATTGATGCAGATGGCAACCCTATCATACCTAAGAAAGGTTTTAAAACATTTGATGATGATATGTTGTTTGAAGAGGCAGCAACTAAAACATTAAACATTGTACCGGTTTATGATAGAGTGCCAAAGATATTAGAGAAGATGAGAGACATACCTGTGCTTGGTGCTTTTACTGCTTTTCCAGCAGAGAACTTACGTAATAAATATAATATATTAAAATTAGGTGCACAGGAATTAAAAGAAGGTTTTGAAACAGGCAATAAAGCATTACAAATAGCTGGAGTAGAAAGACTTAAATCACAGATTACAATGGCTGCTTTACCAACTGTAGCTGCATATACATACAATCAAGTTGTTGGCACAGATAAAGTAGAACCAGGTGTTAGAAAGTCACAACCAGAATGGGCACAGTATCATGCACTACAGATAAGACCTAAAGGTAAAGATGAAGAAGGTAATGAAACATATGGTGTTACTGATTTATCTTATAATAATCCAGACCAGTATGTGTTAGATATTATTACACCTTTAATGATGGCAGCAGCTAGTGGTGAAGATGTTGTAGAAAAATTAGATGAGTTACTTCCCTATGCTATAAAGAAAACATATGAACCTTTTTTAAGTCCATCAATGGCAACAGAATTAGGTTTATCTTTTTTAAATTATTCTAAAGCAAATACAGATGAAGGTCGAATACGACACTTAACTAATTCTTATAAATTAATAGAACCTGGTTTTGTAAAACTATTAAGAGATGTAGGTGGTGATGCTGCAGTAGAAAGTGCATTTAATGTTTTATCAACACCATTAGGTAGAGGTGAGTTAGGAACAAAAGTTAGAAATGCTTTAAATCCATCTTACTTTGGTGATACTGCAAAACTTTCAAAGTCTTTAACAGAGTTAGGATTTCAACCAACTGGAGCTGCTAGTCCTGCTGCACTTGCTTTATATCCTTTTAGATTAGGATTAAAAGAACAAGATTATAAACCTAAAAAACAAATAGGTTTTGCTGTTAGTAATCTTATGAGAAATGCAAATGGTACGTTAAAATCTACAGTTCGTGAAATAAAAAATAATTTATCTAATCCTAATAGAAGTAAAAACTTATCATTAAGAGGAATACTTGAAGATTATCAAGAAGCCATAGAAGAACAGTTCGCTGCACAACAAGGTGTATTTGAATTAGTAAATGATTTAAAATCTTTTATGAGTGAAGACCAAATTAAAAAGATATTACAAGATAAGAAAATAAAAACTGCAGGTGGTTTTTCTAATACAGAAATCACTAATATAATTAAAGGTAGGTTTACAGTACCTACACTTGAAAAAACATTTTATAGAGATATTATAAAAAGTAATCCAGAAATATTACCATATTATAGAAATATTAGTAACTCTTTAGCAAATTTACAATCAGCATATAAAGATGTTACACTACAAACAGAATCATTACCAGAAGTAAACATAGGAGGAAAATAATGACTACTAATATAATTATATTTCCTAAAAATAAAATAACACAAGAAGAAAAAAATATTGTAAATAAAGAAGCAATAGATAAACAATATAAAAAACTTTTACAACAACAACAAGAAATATTAAAACAGAGGGAAGAAATATGGCAGATATGACAATGATATGGAATGCAATACTAACAATGGCAATAGGTGGCTTTCTATGGTGGATACGTTCTACGTCTGCTGCTATTAGTAAAGTGAAAGATGAACTGGCAAAAGCAAAAGAAAATATGGCAATAAACTATGCCACAAAAGAAGATGTAAAAGATGATATGTCACAACTCATGCAAAGATTTGATAGATTAGAAAGCAAGATAGATGATATGATTCGAAGAGCAGCAGAGAAATGACAACTGTTTTTTTATTAATGTTATATCTTGGGCAAGCACAACAAGAAAGCACTATGATGTTTGCAGATATTAATAGATGTAAATATTTTGCAGCTAGGGTAATGAAACAGCCAGCAAACCCACAAACCAAACAAAGATATACAGCAATATGTAAGCCAGTAGAAGTAGATTTAAGTAATAAAAATGTTAGAGTTTATAGATGAAAGGGTAAGAACATGGAAGACATACAACATTACATTGATATAATAAAAGAAGATGAAGGTTTTATTAGTGTGGCTAAAAAACCTACTAAAAAAGCTAATGACCCTGTTACAATAGGTGCTGGACATACTAGAGGTTTAGATGGTAAACCTATTAAAAAAGGAACGTTTTTAGAAGAAGGCTCTGATGATGCTAATAAATTACTTATGAGAGATATTAATGAAAGACTTCCTAGATTTAAAAAAGTATTTCCTAATTTAAATTCATATCCTAAGTCTCTTCAAGCTGCTTTATTTAGTGGTTTCTATAGAGGAGATTTTGACCCACAAGCTAAAAAAGCATATGCTGAAAACACTGTTAAATTATTAAACAAAGGTAAAGTTGCAGAAGCATCAAAAGAATTTTTAAATAGTAGGGAATATGAAGCATCTAAAAAGAAAGGCAGTGGATTTGGAGGTGTAGCAAAAAGAATGAAAAGAATTAGTAATGCTATGTTAACATTAGTAGACCCTGGACCAACACTGTCTAAAAGAGAAGAGCCAAAAGAAATAGAGGTAGAAGTATCTGAAGCTAAACCAGAAGAAACTTTTAAACAAGCCTTTGCAGCAGCTAGAGGAAATAGAGAAGGTGAATTTACTTATGATGGTAAAAGATATAATACAAGATTAAAAGAAGAAACACCACAACAATATGCAGCTTTCTTAGGTAAAGATAAGCCAATACAAGTTGCAAAAAAAGGAGGCCCAATAGAAAAAGACCCTTACAAAAGACAACCACGTTTTATATAATCCATTAAGAATTAAGAGGCAAACATGGACCCAGTTACAGCATTTGGTGTAGCTACGACTGCATACAAAACGATTGTAGCAGGATTCAAAGTAGGTAAACAAGTAGAGAGTATGTCTAAAGATTTAGGCAAATGGATGGGTGCGATTCAAACAGTTAAAGAAGGCCATAACAAAAAGAAAAGTAAAATGTTTGGCTCTGTAGAAGAAGAGGCACTAGAAACATTTGCTATGAAGAAGAAAGCTATAGCAATGGAGAATGAGTTACGTAACTTTGTAAACCTAAACTATGGCCCTAATGCCTGGAATGAAGTCATACGTATACAAGCAGACATACGAAAGCAAAAGAAAGAGGCAGAATTAGAAGCTAAACGAAAACAAAAACAAATGATAGAGAACACCATTATAGGTGGTCTTATATTAATGTTTATTTTCTTCGTTGTTTACGTTGTCTATCTTGTTATGACTGTCTAAAAATCCAGCCTCTTTCCCTATCTCAAAGTAAAAATCTTTACCCATTATCTTAGCACAATCTATTAAATCTTCTTTTAATTTAACAGGGTCTGTGTTATCTTCTTTCTCTTCCTGAGTTCCTCGTATTCTAGATAATAACTCTAATGCTTTGATAGCACTATTTGTATGACCATTTGCTTTGGCATAATCATATTGTTTTTCTATCTCAGTAATTACATCTACATCAGTAGTTAAGTTTTGTTCGAGTTCTGCAATCCTTTCGAGAACCTCTTCGCTTTGTAATAACCTATGCCCTTGTCGTGCTGCATGTTCTTTTGAATACCCAGCAGCTCTCGCAGCTTCAGAAGCATTTCTGTGCAAGATATATGACTGACAAAATCTTTCTTGTTGCTCATTGAGTGCCATTACCTATAGTTACCCATTTCATATTTTTCATATTCTTTTTCTTCTACTTCTATAACAGGTTCTGGTATAGGAGCAGTTGTTACTTCATTAGTATTAGGATTTAATCCACCTAAAAAAATTGTAAATGTTATACCAATTAAAATTATACCTAGTATTATTGTGTATTCTTTTGCCATTTTGTTTGTCCCTCCTTTGGAAATATTATTTTATTAAACCATTCTTCATAACTATCTGGTATCCATATATCATGATTAATACCAGACCCATCATTACCTTTTCTCATTTCTGAATTTACATATTTTAATTCCATTTGTTTTCCTTTATATTGAAAATACAAATTCCATAAAAAATCATTTCTCATTACTTAGTAACTTTTTTATACTTCTCAAAAGTCCTAAGTCCACCAAGTCCTAACATACCCATTAACACAGTCATTAAACTACCCATGTCAAACTCTGGTAAGGTTGGTAATGTTGCACCAAATAAAGCTGCAAAAAATATAATAAACGGAGCTGCGATAAAGTGCCATACTAAGGCAACCCCACACGACCAGCCAATGAAGGGCCTCCAGCCGGCAATAAATATATTACCAGACTTTGCCTCTTCTTTGTTTATTGCTAGTTGTCCTTTTGCTAATTCTTGTGCATGTTTTTCTGCCATTGTAGCTATCTCATGAGCAAGTTTATTCTTTGCATCTTTATCTTCTATAAACTTACCTATTAACTTTGTGGCAGGTCCTATTAAACCTAATAATGCCATACTATTTCCTTTCTATTAATTTCCATTCTGTTAGTGATATTGGCTTCTCTGCATTCTCATCTTCTAACACATCTAAACTATAATGTATATTTAAATGTGGGTGTTTTTCATGTAGTTTTTTTAGTTTCTCTGTCCAGTGTTCTGGTGTCTTTATATTCACATGCACATTTCTACCATCTTTAAATGTCTTTAATGCTTTGTAACAAGCAATAGTTAGTAAAACAAACTTTCTAGCATAAGAAAATATCTCCTCTAAAATCCAGTCAACATCTTTCTCATCTATATGTTCTATAACATCTGTGCATAACACTGCATCATATTTACCTTTTGGTAATTTATTATGTTTAGGATATGCTGGGTCATATAAAGCATGATAATCTAGTTGCCATATTTTATGTAAAGGTTTAGGCAGTGTTTGTCCTTTTTTATTTAGTCGCATTGATTTATATTTTTCATCATCATACAACAAGGCTTTACCACAACCATAATCTAAGACACTTTTAGCACCTTCTTTTAGTATAATATTTGACACTGTATTTAAGTGTGTTATTAAACAAATACCATTAAAATATTTAGGGTCTTTATGTAACTCTTTATATTCCTCTAATAAATCTACATAATCCTGTGAGGGTTCGGCTCTACTGTGCATTTAACATGTCCTTGTAATTAGGTAATGTTTCTTTATTTTGAGCACCTTGCCATATCTCAGATACTAATGTATTCTTACCATAAAAATAATAATTAATACCCATAGTTTTATCAGCAAAAGTTTTCTCACAATCTTGTGCCATTGCTAACAACTCACCGGTAGTCCAAAATGCTTTGTCACCAACAGATACTTGAAAATACTTTGGTCTTTTAGGTTCATCATCAGCACCAGTAGTTTCTTTTTTCATATCATCTGTAGGTTCTTTATCTAATGAACATTCAAAACCAAATAGATGCATGTTTCTAAAACCCATAGTATGTAACATACCTATAGCTCTCATAGCTGCACACGTGCCACCAGTGATTAATGTAGCACCTACAGGTAATCCTACATCTTCTCTAATCTTTACCTGATTGTTTTTTATTGCATGTTTTCTATCTTCATCATCTCGTAATGATTCTGTAAATGCATGCCATCCCCATATATTAGCTTTCTTTTCCATTAGATAATTAGTAACAGATGGGTCTGTCATAGATGCAACAAGAAACTTTGTATCTTCATCAAGGTCTTTTAATAAGTCTTTTCTCTTTACTCCATGTGTACTTTCACCTTCAATAGAACGTGGGTCTAATAAGATACAAGTATCTGGTTTAATATCATTAGCAATAAGACCAGGATATGCATGCTTAACACACATAGTAATAGCTTTTGGATATTTATTTAAAGTATCTTTTAACTCTGCATAATCTATATTAGGTCCACCTGAAATAATTATAGCATGGTCATTATGTGTTCTACATTTTTGTATAAATTTATTCTTTGGTATTAACTTCATGTTATCTTTTATATTACCACGTATATAATCTTTAGGTACACAGTCTCTAGGATTAACTACAATAGGTACTCTTTGTAAATCTGCTGGTATATTAGGTAAATTTTTATCACTTAATACTATCATAAAATGTGTAAATCCACCATCTTTTACTCTATCACCAGAAGGTAGTACATGTTTACGAATATCTTTATTACCTTTTAATTTTTCCCATACTTTATTAACACCACAATATGCATCATTAGGTGCCATCTTATCATCATCTTCTCTGAAGTAATGGTCAAGCATTACAATAGGTGTTTGCTTTACACAATCATAATCATGAGCTACAGTTTTAATACTATTACCACCACCAATAAGTGCCATATCAAACCAAGCACTTTGGTCTTTTAATATGTCTCTAGTATTACCTTTATTAAGTTCAAATATAAAAGTTTTATTTTTATTTTCTTTCATATGTTCTGCAAACTCTTCTAGTCTTTTCTTAACTGCAGATAATTTATTATGTGCCTTTGCATTAAACTCTTCATGGTCTGTTTCAATAGTAGCATCTTCAAATAAATCATAACCATGATATGTAAACGTATCAGTATAATCAAATGCAGTTAGTGCCATCTCTATAGCTCTACCACCATTCCATGTACCAGTTTCAATTACAGTCTTTGGTTTATACTCTTTCATTATCTGAGATATTTGTTGATATCTATTAGGTTTAATATCAGGAGCTACCTCATCTGATAATGGAAAAGCTCTTTCACCATTACCTTTTCTTATAGCAACTTTAGAGAAGTCTGGTCTTCCAGCAAAGTGATAAAAATAATCATTCATAGTATTCATAATTTCTACTTTCATACCATGTGCTTGATAAATATTTAATAGTCTAGAAAATACATAGTAATCATGCCACTCTCTATACTTAATCATTTCACCTAAAATATATGCACCACGTAAATCTGCAAGTATATCTATAGTAGGTTGCTTATCTAAATTAAATGCCATGAAAAAAGGTTCGTCAGGATTATAAACAATATCAGCTTTATCATTTAACATAGATAACATATCTTGTTTAGTTAATCTTTTCTTTAAATAAGAATCTGCATCTATCCATATTAACCACCCTGCCTCTTTACTTTTCTCAGCTAAATTAAATGCCATCTCAGTTAAGGCAAATACTTTATGTGACCACTTCAAAGCATCTAGCTTTTCATTATATGGTATCTTTCCTTCTTCTGTACCATCATGTTCTGCATATCTTTTTAAAAACTCTTCATGGTCTTTTATATCGTGTAAACTTTTATATGTATAATCTGGTAAAGAGTAGGCATCTATTTTACAATCATGATAATATCCAGTAAAATTAATACTTGTATCTAAATTTTCTTTAACGGAATTTAATAAATGAACTGCTGTATCTTTTAAAATAGTTTCATTAAAAGATGTAACAATATTAATCTCTTTCATTATATGCTCCAAAATTTTTCTCTAATGTTTCTAATGCTTCTTCAGCTTCAGCTAATTGTTTTATTAATACAATAGAATCCTCTACTATTTTTGGATGTTCTCCTATTGCTACTGGTTTTTGAAATGCTAAATCAAGTTGATATAATGCTTTATTTACTTCAGCTTTATAATGACATCTCAATGATTTATATAATGTATCTGTTAATTCTCTCATTGTATTAAGTAATCCTTTTCTCTTGGTATTATTCCTTTCATCTGTAACCATCTAGCATCTTCACACCACTTCACAGCATACTTGCCTTCAGTTACTCCTCTAGGTTTCCACTTAGCAAACCAAGGCCCACCAGTTGTAAAGTGAACAATCTTTGGTTTCATATCTTCTGGTGAGTGCCCATCAAGCCAGTTCCATTCTTCAGGTATTTGTCCTATATCTGATTCCTGGTCAGGCAACCACTTAAATGTATGTAACCATCTACCTTTCTCTGTATTAATAGCATCAATACTTAACTTGTCTAGATAGTGATGTTCATTATTAAACATCATAAGGCTAGACCAGTTCTTCATACTATAAGGTTCTTGTGCTTGGCCATCCATTTTAATACCTTTTTCTACATCATACTTATGATGCACTGCCCATACAGGATAATAATTATCTCTACACATATCAAATAGTTCTGTTATATCTCCATAACAATACATATCACAATCCATATATAAAGATAAACCGGTATATAAACTTAAATGTGGCACAAGAAATCTAGTAAAACTAAAATCAGTAGAGAAAGGTCTGCCATCTATCTCATCATACTGTTGATTACCTATACTGTTTGACTTTCTTCTGAACATTCCATTTTTAATTAATGCATCTTTTTTTAGAGGCACAATTCTTACAGGATTCTTAGCTCTTATTTCTATAGAGAACTTTAAAACTTCATAAGCTGCATGTTCTCTAGGGTCATAGCCTATGTATACTGTATCCATATCATTTCTAATTTTTGTATTCATATTAAAACTTCCATTCGTAATCTATAAACCACGTGCCAGATTCATAACCTCTGCCACCTCTTCTTCTTTCATATGCTACTTTTAATCTATCGCTGTTAGATAATTTTTTTGTAGCATAACTTCTAAACTTAGAACCATATCGTTCATTATCCATATCATGATAATATCTGTACCCAACAGAATCAAACCATGCATCTGCTTTTATTTGAATAGTTAGTAAACTAACCAATAATATTAATAGTATTTTCATTTACCCTGTCCTCTATATTTTTTAAAATTTCTACGTTTATGTTTATTCTTTGGTCTACTTCTAATAGATTTACCTATAGAAGTTACCTTCTTAAAAAAGTTTTTTAGTTTCTTCCCTGCACCTATTGTTGCTCTTCTCATAAAAAAAATAGGCAGAGACTCTAATGAATCCCTGCCATGCTCCTTATTTTATTTCTATCTTTCTTGGTTTCTGTTCTTCAGGTATAATTTGTTTTAGTTTTATTTCTAAAATACCACGAAGAAAAGTACAACCTTCTACATGTAATGTATCAGCAAGAACAAATTGTCTTTCAAAAAATCTTTTACCAATACCTCTATGTAGATACTCTAGTTCATCTTCTTTATCAGAAGACTCTCCTTTGATTGTTAATTTATTTTCTTTTACTTGCACATCCAGTTCTCTATCCTTAAAACCGGCTAGTGCAAATTGTAAAAGATATGTGTCTTCTCCTTCTTTAATTAAGTTATATGGTGGATATCCAATATCACCCACGTTATCACTTAACATTGAATTAAACAAGTTATCAAAACCAATAGCTTGTCTAGTAATATTATCTAAATTAAATGTTACCATTTTATTCTCCTTAAATAAGCAAGTTAAAATTAAAGTCCATATTGGCACTTTATAATACTATTATACCATATTTTGTATAATAATGCAACAAAAAATTTAAATATCTACTAACTCACATGAGCCTGCAGTACATGCCAACTCTTGTGAACCTCTTGTGTTATCTTCTTTTTCAAAGTCCTGTAGTTTAGTCCAATCAATTTTTTCAGGCATCTTAGATTGTAAAGAAGTATACTGCTCTTTATCTATATCTTGATAAGGTGCTTGCTGATATGTATGGTCTGAAAAAGGTAAGAAAGATACACCAGAAAGATAATCAAAATTATCCCAACACCAATTACCTACATTCACCCACTCATTTTCTTTTACAGATATAGTTACAGATGGTTTATGTTCACACCAATGCTGTGCATAACACTTCCATATCTCTAACTGCTCGATTGCTGCCATATCATTTCTATACACAGCAGTATCAGAACAACTCATAGGAAAAGAAAACACTGTAGTATGGTCAGGCTTCATTACATCTGGTTCATTTGGTATACCTTGTTCTTTCATAAACTCTGTTAGTGGGTCTTTATTATCACCTCTAACTGTACGAATATAATAAGGATTATGTCTAGCATGAATACCACTAGCAGAGTCAACTAATTGACTAACTGTACCAGAAGGTTTGACACATGTAATAGCTGTTGATTGTGGTATACCTAATTTATCTGCCCACTCTTTATTTGTTACAACAGCTTTGTTTCTCATACTTTGTAATATCTCTGGTAGTTTTGCTCTTTGTCTATTGATAATAGAATTATCCATAATACCTGTAAGAGATACACCTAATAATCTTTCCTCTTCTGTGTTCTGTTGCCATCTCTTTCTTAGATATCCAAAGTCTGTAAGTGTAGCTTGTATTGTACCTAGTATTGTAGCCACTTCTATTTTATCATGTAGTGTAGCTTCAGTATCCATAGGTCTTACAACTACCTCTGTAAGATTACAAAACTGATTAGGTCTTAGTATTATTTCACTACAAGGATTAGTACCAAAAGGATGGTCACCATTACGTCTACCATTCTCTCTAGCTTTTTCTTGTGCTGATACTCTGTTGAATATACCTCTTTCGCCAGACTTACTTTCATATAAGGCCAACCACTCCTTCATAAAAATACCTGCATCAGGCTTTTCAGTATATACAACAGAGTTATTTGCTAATGCTCTTTCAGGATTTGTATCCCACCAGGCACCAGACTTTGCAACTCTTAATCTTTGGTCTGATAAATTACTCAAAGATATAAGAGCAGACCTACGCACACCACCTACAACAACAACTTCACCAGTCTTACACGCAATATCGTGACACTCCATAGTGTTTAATTTTCTACCTCTAGCACCTTTAAACTTTTCAATAACAAAATCAAATAAATTAATTAAAGGTTGAGGCCCACTAGCTCTACCACCAAATGTTTTTAATCTTTGTCCAGCAGGTCTTATTTTATTCACATCTATTTTTGGTATTCTATTTGTATACAGATAAGATATTAAATCTTTAAATCCTCTTGCCCATCCTTCTTTAGAATCAGCAACAGCTACAACATCATCTGTCTTTTCAAATTCTCTGTCTGGTATAGTAGGAAGTTTGTTTACATTTTCTCTCTCAACAGAAAAACCTACACCTGTACCATTCATTAAGATATAAAGTATTTCATCAAATGCTTTTGGATTATCAATAGGAATATAAGAACAATTATATCCAGCAATGTTTTCTCTTTCTAATGCTGTGCCTGCAGTCATTAATGCTCTCATAGAAGGCATCACAGAAAGGCCAGTAATATAATCTTCTATCTTTCTCCATGTCTCACTTTCTATTTCTACATTTAAATTTTTCTTTAAATGATACTGCATAAAGTTTGTTAATCTTGTTACTGTTTCTATCCATGTCTCTCTTCTACCTTCATCAGGCAACCATCTAGAATATCTAGATAGGTGTATAAAACTTTGGTATTCGGTTGGTAAATAGTTATTCATCCTTGTACTCCATTTCTAAAATCATTTCTGCGTAGTGTATTACTTTCTCAATATCTTTTTTGCCTTCACCTTTTCTTCTATGTCTTGTAACATATTTAATTATATTACCTTCAAGAAAAGTTAAGTCATTACCTACAATATATTCCACAGGTTGTATCTTACAATCTTTGTAATGACTACCACCTACTTGTTTTAATGTAGCTTGTATTGCTTTCTTTTTTATGTCTGTCTTTTTAAAACCTGTATCTTTAACAGTTTCTTTTATTGCTTCATCCATCATTCCCATTTTTGCTTGCTCCTCATAATATATCATATCAGCATATAGTTTATCAAAGTTCTGTTCATATGTCAAGTCTTTTTTATCCTTACTCATCTTCGCCTCTTAACACACTCCTAATTCTATTTCTTAAATACTTGTTGTTTTTTGTATTAATAACTTTGTATGCAAATGACCTGGTTTTATTTGAATCTACTCCGGCCATATCGCATACTGTCTCAAAATTTTCACATGTTACTCCTACATCTGCAAAGAACCATGCCTCTGCTTTTTGTCTATTTACTTTATCATATGTTGTGATAGGTTTTTTAGATACGTCTAACAATGCTTGTAATATCACAGCAATAAATAATCTCTTCTCTGAATTGTAAGGTTCAGAATAAAAAGCATTTTCAATTTGTATTATGTCATGTTCTTTTTTCATGTACTTCGTCTACGTTTGGTTCTTTCTCAACTTTAGTAAGATATCTCTTACCGGTTGAATACTGAAAAGCACGAAGTCCTTTACCATCATTAGCATCACTCCAACAATCATGCTTATAATGACAGTAGA